GATTGTTTTATTTGACAAAATGAGAGGTGGTTATACTTTTAAAAGGAAGGATGATACTATGATTAGAGATTTAGTAAGTTATATGAATGACACCCCAAAGAAAACAAAGAGAGGGTTTTTAAATTATATTGGTAGTGAGGATAGACCAGGACAATTTTCTCAGTTTTGGAGTGCAGCAAACGCTGCTGGTATTATACAAAAAATAGGTGGTGGCAGTAATGTTACATATAAATTAGGTCCTAACTATAATGCTTTCGAAGAAGGTAATTTAGTTGCATTTTAAACATTTAATCATATTTATATAAAAAAGAATTATGGATAGATCAGAACAATTGAAAATATTTGCTCGTTGTTTGGGAGATCCTATTTATACTATTGAAACGTTTTTAAAGACATTTGATTTAACACAAGAAGGTATGGTACCTTTTAAGTTGTTTTACAAACAAAAAGAGATTATTAAATCATATGAAGAACACAATCGTAATTTAGTAACCAAACCTCGACAGGCAGGTGTGTCTACAACTACTGCGGCATATATTGCAGTTAAATCTGCATTTGGTGACCCTGACAACCCTTCTAAAGTGTTGATTTTGGCGAACAAACAGGCACTAGCACAAGAGTTCTTAAAAAAAGTTAAAGACTTTTTAGATCAGATACCTTACTGGGTTTGGGGTTTAAATGAGAATAGTGATTATTTAGAAATAAATTCAAAAGGACACCTTAAATTAAAGTCTAATGGTTGTGAAATTAGAGCACTAGCAACATCTAAAGATGCGTTAAGGGGTTTTACACCAACATTCTTAGTTATGGATGAAGCTGCCTTTATCGATAATGGTGCAGACGTATTTGGTGCGGCTTTAGCTTCATTAGGTACTGGTGGTAAGATTGCGTTAATATCCACCCCTAATGGTATGGACCCTCTATATTATAAAACTTATGACAAATCTAAAACAGGTGATAACAATTTTAACTTAGTAGAAATGAAATGGTATCATGATGTTAGATACAATAGAAACCTTTATTGGGTTAAGGGTGAAGATGAGGAAAAAGAAGAGATAATATGTGATACGATAGATAGGACTAAGTTAAGGTGGGAATATATGGATAATATATATGAAACTGATGAATCCACAATCGAACATTATGAAATAATGGTAAAAGATGGTTGGAAACCTTTATCCCCTTGGTATGATGAGATGGCTGCAGATATGGGTGACCCTAAAAAAATCGCACAAGAGCTTGATGTATCATTTATTGGTTCAGGAGGTAATGTTGTAGATGATGAGTATGTTACGTATCATGAAGAAAATTTTGTAAAAGATCCTGTATTTGCTTCTGAAGTTGAGAAGAGTATGTGGATTTGGAAAAAACCTGAAGTTGGGCATAAATACATTATGGGTGTTGATGTTAGTAGGGGTGATGGTAAAGATAGTTCTACTATAGTTATATTAGATTTTGAAAATTTAGAACAAGTCGCAGAATTTAAACATAAGTTACCACCAGATATATTGGCAGAAATAGTTTATAAATATGGTAATATGTATAATGCATATACCATAGTAGATATTACAGGTGGTATGGGTGTTGCAACAGTTTTAAAACTTCTGGAGATGGAATATAAACATCTTCATTATGATGACCCTAAAAGTAGAAAGTTATCCGAAAAGTATGCAAAAACTGTGTATAAACAAGGTGATAAGGTACCTGGATTTAATGTTGGTAACACTAGATTACAAATGGTTAGTGAATTAGAAGAACATATTAGAGAGAATAAAACTATTATACGTTCACAAAGAATGATTTCTGAACTTAAAACTTTTGTTTATAAAGGAGGTAGACCAGATCATATGGAAGGATATCATGATGATATTATTATGGCATATGCAATGGCAATATTTATAATACAAACTTCTTTTAAAAAATTAGAACACGTTGAGAAACAAACTAAGGCAATGTTAGACAGTTGGGTAAACACCACAAATAAATCTAATGACAAAATGTTTAGTGATAAACAACATACAAATCCTTTCTACACTAACACCCCAACATACGAACCAAAACAAGGTAATAATGGTAATAATGATAACGGAGAATACAATTGGTTATTTGGAATTAAATAGTATTTAGTTTTTCTATATATTTATTATAATAGTAACAAAGTATATAAAAAGAAAATGGCAAGAAAAACAGTATTTCAACAATTAAACGACTTATTTGGACCCGAAGTAAAGAGTCAACAAAATAAGTCTAGATATTCTATAAACGATAAAGAACTCCTTAAAACTAAATCTAAGGAAGAATATGACTATGAGAAGTTAAAAAGACAACAAGACGCTTATCTAGCTAATCAATGGAAAAAAGTAGATAATGAAATCTACCAACACTCTATATATTATGAAACAACTAGATTAGCATCTTATGCGGATTTCGAGGGTATGGAATTTTTTCCTGAAATTGCAGCAGCTTTAGATATAATGATGGAAGAGTCTACAACTTTAAATGCAGAAAATAAAGTGTTAAACATTTTTTCTGAAAGTAGAAGGGTAAGGAGAATATTGGAGGATTTATTTTTTAATAGATTAGATATTCATACATCATTACCTATGTGGACAAGAAACGTATGTAAATATGGTGATGACTTTTTATATTTAAATATCGATCCCGATGACGGTATAACTAGCGTAAAACAATTACCTAATATTGAAATTAGTAGGAAAGAAAATGCTGGATTTGGTGAAAACTCAATGAATGCAGAAAAAGATAAATTTAACCCTGTTAAGTTTGTGTGGGGACAAAGAGATATTGAGTTTAATGCTTGGCAAATTGCACATTTTAGGTTGTTAGGTGACGATAGAAGATTACCTTATGGTACTTCTATGTTAGAAAAAGCTAGAAGAATATGGAAACAACTATTACTTTCAGAAGATGCAATGTTAATATATAGAGTTACTAGGGCACCAGAAAGAAGGATATTTAAAATATTTGTGGGTAATATTGATGAACAAGATGTACCATCCTATGTAAATAAGATTGCAGATAACTTTAAAAGAAGTCCTGTAATTGATCAAAACACAGGACAGATAGATAGTAGGTACAATCAAATGGCACAAGATCAAGATTATTTTATTCCTGTTAGGGACGCAAGTGCACCATCACCAATAGAGACTTTACCTGGCGCAACTAACCTATCTGAGATTGCAGATATACAATATTTACAGAAAAAATTATTTACTGCACTTAGAGTACCTAAACCGTTTTTAGGTTTTGAAGAAACTAATGGTGATGGTAAAAACTTAGCGTTACAAGATATTAGATTTGCTAGGACTATTAATAGGATACAACAGGCAATGTTACAAGAATTAAATAAGTTAGCAATTATTCATTTATATATTTTAGGTTTGGAGGATGAGTTAGAAAATTTCACTATAACACTTAATAATCCTTCTACACAAGCAGAGATGTTAAAAATAGAACAAACACAATTAAAAGTTACACTTTATAAAGACGCAGTTTCTGATGCAGGTAATGGATTTGGTTCTATGTCAATGACAAGGGCGAGAAAAGAAATACTTGGTATGTCTGACGAAGATATAAGAAATGATTTAGAACAACAAAGACTAGAGAAAGCGGCAGCGGCTGAAATGGAACAAACTGCAAACATTATTAAGAAAACAGGAATATTCGATAGAGTAGACAAACTTTATGGTGATTTCTCTACATTAACAGGTAAATCACCCGAAGAAGGTGGTGATACTGGTGGAGATGACACTGGTGGTGAAATGTCTGGTTTTGGTGGTGATTCAGGTGGTTTAGAATCTGCAGCAGATAGTTTAGCTGGTGGTGAAGCATCGGCAGCAGAAACAGAAACCGCAGTAGAGTCAACAAAAGACAAAAAAGATAATCTTTTATTAGAACAAGAAAAGAGAAAATACGAAGAAAAAGTTAAAAAATATCAAGGTTTATATTTAAATAGACTTATGGAAAGTTTAGATAAAAATGATAAAGTTTTTAACTTAGATGGTGTAGAAAAAGATGCGGAAATATTAAATTCTAAGATTAGTGATATTACAAAAGAAATTGATAATTTAACAAAATAGAACTTTTTTATAAATTCATAATATTTATATATAAAAAAGAATATGATCAATTTCGGCAACATAAAAGATACCTTTAAAAATTTAGTTATTGAGTCTACAATTAGAAAAGACAATAAGGGTAAAAAACTATTTTCTAAGTTTTTAAAAACAATCAAAGAAAACCAAACATTAAAAGATCAATACCTAATCTATAGTAATTTACAAAATACTAAACTTGATGACGGTGTTGAGGCGAGGGGATTTGTTAAGGAGAACATTGAACTTCTTAAAACATTAAATGAAAGTCACATTAAGAAAGGTAATGAGTTTTTCCTTAAACTACTCAAAGGTAATAAAATAGTAAAAGAAAATCAAGAATTTTATAATAAAGTATCTTATTTAGTTAACACTGAAAAGACACCTTCTAACATTAAAAAGATTAATGAGTCAATTAATTATATTGTTAGACTTATGTTAGAAAAAGAAGAAGTAGAAGAAGTTGTTACAGAAAGTATTGATTTACCACCTAGTGTCTTAACAAAGTTGGCAGTAAATAAATTCAATTCAAAATACTCAGACATTACAGAATCAGAAAAAGAAATAATTAAGACAGTCCTTAATGGTAGTAATGAAGATAAAGAAGAAACATTTAATAAACTAAAAAGAGAGTGTATTGACACTATCGATAATAAATTAAATGAGTCTTCTGATTTAGATTTAAAAGATAAACTTTTAAAAGTTAAAGATAAATTACTAAACACTAATTTTAGTTTAGACAATTTTAATTCGGATATAGGTAAGATTTATGATTTAAATGAATCTATATAATAATAATAATAATAGTAATAATAGAAAAAATGAAAATTAAAAAAAATGGAAAAATCGTAAATCTTACAGAAACAGATTTAC